AGCTAAAAAAGAATATAAAGATGCTTATGAAGCTGGAGACCCTGATAAATTAGTTGAGGCGCAAAGCAAATTAAGCAGAGCGCAAAGTGAACAAATTCAAGTAGAACGTTATAAACCACCAGCCAGAGAGGCTGTTGAAAGTAATACCCCTGTGCCTAAACAGCCTGCTCCGGTTAAAAAACAAGAGCCAACAAAAGCAGATAAAGAATGGTTAAGTAAAAACGAAGATTGGTTTCAAAAAGATGGTTTTGAGGATATGACAGGTTTTGTATTCGGTGTGCATGAGAAATTGGTAAAAGCAAAAATAAACCCAATACTTGAGCCAGAAGAATATTATAAAAGAATTGATGAAAGCATACAAAATGCTTTTCCAAAATATTTTAACAAGCAAGACGTTGAGACAAAAGAGGTTGAAGCACCTCAGCGTAGTGCTGGTAACGTGGTTGCCCCGGTTGAACGAAGTGCAAAAAAACCACGCAAGGTGCAATTGACCTCTACCCAAATAAATCTCGCAAAAAGGCTAGGGCTTTCGCCAGAGCAATATGCGCAACAGTTACTGAAGGAGTCAAACTAATGGTAGATAGAAACGACAGAAAAGATGACACAAGAGAGTCTCAAGAAAGAAAAGTGACTTGGAAAAGGCCATCTGCTTTGCCAGACCCCGACCCAATTGAAGGCGTTGAGTTTCGTTGGATTCGCACAGCATCACTAGGTCAGGCAGATATGACAAATGTTTCTGCTAAAATGAGAGAAGGATGGGAGCCTGTGAAAGCAGAAGACCACCCAGAACTTAAAATTATATCTGATGTTGATTCTAAATTTAAAGGTAATGTAGAGGTTGGAGGATTGCTACTTTGCAGAAACTCCAAAGAAAATATGGATGCTAGAAGAGAGTATCATAAACAGCAGGCACAGAATCAAATGCAGGCAGTTGATAATACTTATTTGAAGGAATCCGACCCACGTATGCCAGTTCTTAAACCAGAGAAAAGCACACGCACATCGTAATTTAAATTAAATTTTTTAAAAGGAGACAGTGATATGTCAAGCACAGCAGCTCCTTTTGGATTAAGACCTGTAGGAAGTTTAGGCGGAACATACAATGGTAGTTTTCGTCAATATCCTATACTAAGCTCTTATTCCACAAGGATAGCTTTTGGAGATGTTGTTAAGCTAGCGGATGGCGGCACAACAACAACAATAGAGAAAGATACAGGCACTACTTCAGCAACGCCTATAGGTATCTTTTTAGGATGTTCATATACTGACGTAAGCACAAGTCAGTTATCATTTAATCAACAATGGTCAGGCGCTGCTCATACCAATGGTATGGCTTATGTTTGTGATGACCCAAATGTTTTGTTTGAAATACAAGCAGATGGGACATGTAATGACGATGACTTAGGAGCAAACGCAGCAATAGTTCAAGGAACCCCAGATTCCACTTTAGGAATTTCTAGAGTTTCATTGGACATAAGCACAGCTGCTAATACAGCTTCTCTTCCACTACGTATTGTAGACTGGAGAGGCGGCTTTACTGGTGATGAACACGGCACCTCATTCCCAATTATGGTCTGTAAATGGAACACAGGACATATGCTCGGTATTGGTGTTGTTTCTGGCGCAGCCCCAAGTAACTAATAAATAAGGAGATTAGAAGATGGCTATTTCAAGAGCGCAACTCCTTAAAGAGTTGCTACCGGGTTTAAACGCCCTATTCGGCTTAGAGTATGAAAAATACGAAGACGAACACACCCAGATATATGAAGTTGAAAATTCAGAGCGTAGCTTTGAAGAAGAAGTGAAGTTATCTGGCTTTGGCGCAGCTCCTGTTAAGCAGGAAGGTGCGGCAATAACATATGACACAGCACAAGAATCATTTACTGCAAGGTATAATCATGAAACTGTTGCTATGGGCTTTTCAATAACAGAAGAAGCTATGGAAGATAATCTATATGATTCTCTTTCTGCTCGTTATACAAAAGCGTTAGCAAGAGCTATGGCTTATACAAAGCAGACAAAGGCAGCTTCTTTGTTGAATACTGGTTTTGATACTTTCACAAGTGGTGATGGTCAGTTTCTTTTTGATACAGACCACCCAACAGTAGCTGGTGGAAATAACAGAAACGAACTTTCAACAAATTCTGACTTAAATGAAACTTCTCTTGAGCAAGCAGTAATTGATATTGCAGCTTTCGTAGACGAAAGAGGCTTATTAATTGCAGCAAGACCAAGAAAGCTGATTATTCCACCTGCATTAATGTTTGTTGCGACTAGAATTCTACAATCAGAGTTACGTGTCGGAACTGCAGACAATGACACTAATGCATTAAGAACAAATGGTTCAATACCTGAAGGTTTCGCTGTTAACCACTATTTAACAGACACAGATGCTTTCTTTATTACAACTGATGTTCCTAATGGAATGAAAATGTTCGTAAGAACACCAATGTCTACATCAATGGATGGAGATTTCAACACAGGTAATGTAAGATACAAAGCCCGTGAGAGATATTCATTTGGTGTATCAGACCCGCTAGGAATCTTTGGTTCACCGGGTGCTTAACTAATATAAGAGGGATATTTAAAACTATCCCTCTTTAACCTGACTGCATAAGCAGACATTTGCCAAGACAGGAGATTTACATGGGCAATACAACTTTCTCAGGAGCAGTCCGCTCCCAAAATAACTTTCAAGTAGTAAGTAAAAATACAACTAGTGGTCTTATATCTGACAGAACAAAAGCTGGAGGACTTAGAGACACACGTAGATATTACCTAGAAGAGTATTTTTATCAACTCCCTAAACTTAATTCATATTTAACAGCTTCAGAAACAAAAGATTTTGGCAGTATTGCTGATGGTAATGAAGAAGCTGAAGAAGTAACAGTAACAGGTGCTGCATTAGGTGACTTTGCAGTAGCTTCTATTGGTGTAGATGCTACAGACTTAGTAGTTACCGCAGAAGTAACTGCTGCTAATACAGTTACAGTTGTTGTTTTAAATAACACAGGTGGTGCTATTGATTTAGCTTCTGCTACTTTAACTGTTAGAGTTCAAAAAGCAGGAACTGTTGGTTTTGACGGAAATAGAAACTTTGAAGTTTTAGGAACAAACATGACTTCAGCTTTAGCAACAAGAAATAGTGATAGAGCTGGTATTATTTTAACCACAGCAGGCGCAGACGAAGACCAAGCTATATTAGCACCACATTTAGACAGTGGATTGACAGCATGGACTGGCACATTGTGGGGAACAGAAAACCAAGTATCTTGGGAGTGTTCTTTAAACACAAATGCTATTGATAACCAAAAGTTATGGGCAGGTTTAAAACTTACTAATGACCAATTAGTTGCAACAGATGCTAACCAAGCTTACTTTAAGTTTCAAACTGATGCTACAAATTCTGAAGCATTTACTGATTTTACATTACTTCACTTTGTTCATAGTATAGGCGGCACAGATTTTATTAGTGCATTACCTATTACTGTAGCTGCAAACACAAATTATCATTTAAAAATTGAGTTTGATAGCGAGAGAAAAATGTCTATTTTTGTAAATGGTGTGCAATATAATATAACTTCTACTTCTGGCTCTACAGGCGGAACAGCTGTTACAACAGGCACAACTAAGTCTGGCGCTATGACTGATGACATTGATTTAATACCATATATTGGTATTGAAGCAGGCGCAGCAGCAGCCGAAGCAGTTGATGTGCATTATCAGTGCATTAGCAGACTTATTTTTGAGTAAAATTAATATGGGGGATTTATTTCCCCCCTTTTTTAAAGGAGTAAAGCATGGCGGGTCGTTCAGACGTAAGGGCTATAACAATTAGCGATGAAGTTGCAGCAGACGCTGACTTTATTGTAACAGCAGCTAGACCTGATACAGCAGCAACTATTGCAAACGCATCTTTTGCATCTGGTGGCGCAAGAATATTAAGTGTTACAACAGCAGGCACTGGTGATAATGAAAAAACAAATACTATTGTGGGAACAGATGTTTTTGGCGATGCGTTAACAGAAGTTATTACATCTACAGGTTCAGCAGAAAAGGTTTCAGGTTCAAGTTATTTTAAAACAATCACATCTGTAACAAGTTCAGCTCAATTTGCTGCTAACATCACAGTTGGCGCTGAGGCATCAGCAGCTCAAGCTATATTTGAAGGTAGAGTAAGATTAAAAGGTTTTTCAATTGTATCTGGCGGAACAGCCGGTGTAATTGAATTTATAAATGGAACGCCAGAATCTGGCACAACATTATTCAAATCAAGGACTATAGGAACTGACAATACTACTGTAGACAGAACAATACCAGAAGACGG